CGACATTAAATTACAACTCTATATAAATCTAATACTCTCTTAATATGGTCTGGAAAGTCAGTACTTGATTTCATGCCTGAAGTTCCTTGGTTACTTATCTGAGCATTGCCTAAACTTCTTCTTTCTTTATGCTCATCTTTCATGTAATAATTTACTAAGTCAAAGAGTGCTAGTTTTAAATCACTTGGACAAGTTGAATAGCCTGCGTTATAAGTAATCTTTACGCTTCCTACTCCTTTTTTCCAAGAGATTGGATTACCACTCTCGTTTGTTCTTATAACTGCATCACTTTCTTGGTCTACGTAATATTCGTAGTTACCTGTAGTAAGTGTTACATAAGGACTTCCATAATCTGGTCTTTCTTGTACTATATCAACGTTAGTTAACGGACTTTCACTCATTGTAATGGTGGTAGTGTAACTGTCATTGATTGAAAAAGTTTCAACCTTATCTGTGGAGAAAAAGTCTACAAAACTTATTCCACAATACTTCTTAACTAAATCAGATACTAAAGGTATCATAACAAATAGACGATCGTCATCCTTCTCCCCTCGGAGTCCTTCTGCGTCTTTGTATTCATTTACTGTTATTAAATCTGCCATAATTAAAAAGTGTGGGGTTTTAGGTAAACCCCACGAAAACCTATAAAGCTATTAAGAAGCTTTGTACTGTAGTACGTGACAAGAAGTTGACGCATCGATTAGATCGGTGAAGCCAATTCTTTGTGAAGCTACAAGAACTCTTCTTTGGTTAGCAACTTCATAATCGGACTCAATAGTCACTCCTCTTAAACGAGGAATTACAAAGTTTCTTGGGTTAACCGCAAGAGCGTGCATTTTACCAACTGCCGGAGCAGCAAATTCATCACACATTAATACTCTTGAACCAAATACAGTTCCAATTTCACCAGTAAGCTTAGTTGCCTGATTACCAACTAGGTTAGCATCTTGGAACTCAGCATCTTCTAGTAACTGGTAGTATCCCGCCTGAGAGACGACATAAACTACATCTGAAGGATTGATACCATATTTACCCATTGCTTTTCTAGCACCTAACAACTGTGCAGCTGTTAAAGCGTCGGAAGCGAAAGCTGTAGCTGATTGGGTCTTGTTAGCCCCAGCCATTGTTACAAGCCCTTCATAAGCAGCGCCGCCAGTACCAAAAGCACCGTCAGCATGATTACCCAATAGTAATGAGTTTTCAATTGCTCTAGCATGAGATCTTACCATTGATTCTCTAATTAAAGGAAGGATTGGTAGGATTGCATCTTCTTCAGTTTCATTACCTAAGTATGACTGTGAAATTAATTTTTTAGTTGAAAGTGTTCTTTCCGTTAAGTCGACACCTGCTCCATTAGCTGGATCATATGCATCGCCTCTTGGGTCTAAGTTACCTTTCGGTGCGCTTCCAGAAGCTACTTGGTTAGCTGTAAATTCAGCATAACCGCTATCTGGCATGATTGGGATAATCATATTAGCTGAGGTCATTGGGATTTCTCTGAATAGAGGAGCCAATATTAACTCATTTTGAATATCTCTTTCAATATTAGTTGAAACGATTTGCTCAAAATCAGCTGTTGATACTTCAACACCTGACATTACATTAACTTTTTGCATTAATGATTTTGCATGGTCGTTATTCCAACCTTTACCTGTAGCAAGACCTGCGAATTTAGCGTCGATTAAATCTTCTTTAAATTCTTCTCTCCAGTCTCCACCACCTGTTCTATCACCGAAGTGTCTTTTTGACTCACGAATATTCATGATTTCTGATGATTTCTCTATGAGTTGAGCTTCAAGTTCTTTAACTACTTTACCAAGATCTTCTTGTTTTTCGTTAACTCTTTTCTCAACATCTGAGATTAGCCTTTCGGCCCCTGATAATCCTGCTTGGATCACAGTTTTTTGTTCTTCCTGTTTAGCTTCTTGAGCAGTTTTAGTTTCAACTTCAACTTCAATCGCTTTCTCAGCGGCCTCTGTTGTTGCTTTCTCTTCAGCTGCTTTAGCTTCTGCTTGTTTCATAGCAATAGAAGTTGCAGTTTTTTCTGCTACATCTTTTGCAAATGCTTCAAGATCAAAGCCTGCTTCAGGAGTCTTCTTTTCTTCTGACATTTTAGTCTCCATGTTTTGGGATTGCTCCCCGCTTGGCTGCTCAATTTTAACAGCGTCTGCTGCTGCGGTTGAGTTAGCCGTAATAAATTGTTTTTGGAATTTCTTATAGTCTTCCATATTATCAAATGATTTTGCAATCGAGAAGGTTGCCCCTTGATTACAAGGCACTGATACTACTGAGACTTCAAAAAGTTCCGCGTCCTTTATTTTGTATCCATCTGTTTGAGTCATATATTCTGCATCTTTAACTTTAAAGCCAACAGAAAACGCCCCAAGGACACCATCTTTAATTAATTCTTTTACTTCACCTGCGGCTTTAGATATCTTTGCAGTTATCTCTAAGCCTTTATCGGTTACTGCCAAATCAGTAGCACGTCCTATAGGTTTATTATAGTCGTGATTAAATAAGATTATTGGATTACCTTTAAAGTTTTCCAATCCGCCTGATTTTGTCCATGCTTGTGCTTCAATTATGTCGCCTGCACGATCTAAATCGATTGTACTTGCGGAACCTTTGATTTCTAAGCAACCGTCGTCAGTCTCTCCTAAAGATTTAAGAGTTGACGCCCAATGAAAGATTTTATCGGACATTACTTTCCTCCTTTTACAGTTTTAGTTTTTGGGACTGTTACTTCCGCAACTACTGGTACTGTTACTTGGATAGGATAGCGCTTGTTCATCGCAGAAAGTACTCTAGCCCAAGAACCCCATGATCTTCTGAGCATGTAGTCTTTAACTGGAACGTCACTTCCGTGCGATTTATATTCGGTTAGCCCCATAGTTTCAACGCCTTTGCTGGCGATGAAGTTTGAAAGTGCTTTTACCATCATATCTTTTGTCATAATTTTTATTCCTCTGTATCTTCGGGAGGTCGTCCTCCTTCTGCTGGGTTACTTGCGGAGCCTGCAATATTTGCAGGAACTCTCGGTGTATCGAATCCGTCGATCTTCTCAAGTCGTAAGGCCTCCCTTGCTTCGTTCGGTGTTAATATACCAGTGTTCACAAGTGTAGCGTAATACGCAGCTTGGTCTTTTAACTCTGGTTGAAGTGCAGGAATCCCTGACACTTCTTCGTCCAGTTTAAAGCCGAAGAATCTCTCGAAAGCACATGCTATTTTATTAGTAATAGGCAATATGGTTTCTAAATAATAAAGACGGTGATTAGGGCGAATGTTCGCATTATTCCCGCCATCCATTAAAATTGGTGGTATTCCTATAGCTTCTAAGATAATTTTCTCATTAGCTTTGATACCGTCTTGGAAGTCTAAATCTTTGAAGTTTACTTCAGTTAGATTCTCAACTTCTAATCCACCATCTAAAAATAGTGGACGTCTGCCTCCAGACTGTGGATTGTATCTTGCAACCCAAGCTGATAACATTCTTTCTTTGATTTTCTCAGAAAGAGTGTTTGGCGATTTTAGTACTAGTCCTGGTACTGCTCCATTTTTGAAGAAGTTATCCTGGAAGTTTCTCATACTACCTAATAATTGCATTGTTCTAAATGCAGGTTTAAGTCTAGGTACTCCTCTATAAATAGAGTTGAAACTGTTTTCTTTTATATGTATAATCTCATTAGGACTATACTCTATGCTGTGGTCATATGTATACTTTGCAACATATGTGTCGTCATCAGTATGAATAACCATGTGGTCTGCTGGAAGATGGTACAGATGTGCGCCATCGAAATATATAAATATATTACCATCAATTATTAAGTCAATTATAAGATTTCTCTTAAATGCACTTACATCTTGAAATGGGTTCGGTTGTACATTTAGTAATAAGTTAACTTTTGATCTTCTTATTCCTTTATATACACTGTCTAATCCTGTTACTGCTTCTCCTACATCAAAAGGTATTTCCGCAGCGTCATCCACTATCATGTTGACTGCTCGGTTTACAACTTCTAATTGTTCGTAAGCGTTTCTGTAATTTGTAACATTCTCTCTAGAAAGTACTTCTAGACCTTGATCTCTTGAAATAACAAATTGGGACGGATTGAGTTTTTCCTCAACGTCTCTATTGTTACCTGTTATAAAATCATACCATGCCATGTTTGTTTCTCTGTATCTCTACCCAATGTTGTTGTTTATTTGCTGTTATTAGTGTTGGGCGCTTACCATAGATACCATGTAATCTTAAATGGTGGCTATGACATAGTGTAACAGCATGGTCATAAAGTTTCTCGTGTTCTTCTTCAATAAATTGTTCTCGAACACCTAAAATTTCGTCTTCTGAAGTTATGGTTATCTTATTTTTCTTTAACCATACTTCTAATAACTCGGTTAGACCATAAAAGTGATGAAAGTCTAAGTTGTCCTGACTGCCGCAAATATAACATTCCGTTCCTTTATTATATTTAGACTTGGCTTTGTCCCGTACATACTTTACTAAATCTCTTTTTAAAGTCATAATCCTACTTCTATATTAGAATTGTACCAAATATTCGAGCATATGTCAAGAACTATTTTTTGATGGGGTATATTAGAATGATGTAACACTTGTCTCGAACGAATATAGAGCGTAGCGCAAGGCGTCTGCCATGTGACATGCGTAATTATGTTTAGGTTTTTCTCTTAATAAATTAGGATTTGGATCCCACTGATACTGGTCTAAACTTATTAAAGACTCTTCGCATCTCTGGTGTACTGTTAGTTTATCATTATCAATAATCCCGCCTACATGTCCAATACCGTCAAGTACAGATTTCTTAGCATTAATAGTAGTAATGTCGTAATTTTGTGCAAAGTCAAATCTTGTTTGCTGAGCTGCTGAGTCAATATAAATATAATCTATATTCCACTTCTCAACGAGCTTGCCTATTTCTATAGCGTGTTGTTCAGTAGTTCTCTCTGAATCAAAGTACTCATCTAATAGATAATATCTATCTGCATCCCAATCGTATGCCATAACACAGAAAGCTGTAGGATCTCTGTAACCTACGTCCATTCCTGCGAATACATCCATTCCATTTAAATCTATTTCTGATAAGTCTGCAACACATTTCTCGTGGTCAAATGCCCATACCTGGCCTTCAAAGACATTAAAGTCTGCCATGTATTCCTGATTAAACTCTGACTCAGACATTGTCTTTTTAGCTTCTGCAATATCAGTATCTGAAATCCTTGGGTTCTCATGATAAGTAGCTTTTACAGAACACCATTCTGGAAACTCATCTGAGAATCCTCTGTGCCAAAACTCTGCAAACCAATTATTCCTACCCCTTGGAGTAGATATAAATATTGCTTTAGAGTTTTCTTTATCTAGTGTAGGTCTTAGTGCTACGTTGAAGGCATCTCTACCATCTACAAGTGCAGCCTCATCAAAGATAATTAAATCGTAACTTCTACCGACTACGGAGTCAACCTGGTTTACAGAACCCATACGGATTGTAGAACCGTTGGTAAGTTCTATAACTTTATCTTTTGCGTTGTCTCTTGTAACTTCTAAGTCAAAATGTTTTATTAAACTTCTTTGAAGTTCAAATGATATTTGTGATAGGGAGTAATTGGGGGACATGAGTAGTACATTAGCTCCTGGAACTAAAGTAATTAATTGTCCTATAATATTTGCAATATAAGTTTTGCCCTGCCTCCTAGAAACGGCTGCAGTAACGAAACGATATTTTGGGTTGTTGATTGCGTTTATAATCGCGTGTTGAGAGGTATTAGGAGTTATTCCTAATAGATCCATATAGCCATCTATTGGTAGTTTAATGAATCTGTTATTATCCTTAAACTCCATCAGACTATCTGATAAGATGTCTTTTCTACTTACTTGTATCAATGCAATATCTCGTCTTCAAATAGGTTTTCTTCATCTTCTTCTAGTATTCCTAGAACGAGAGCTTTGTTATATAAGTATACATAAGCGGCGGAAAGATTCTTAAGATTTTCTTCTGCTGGACTCAATTTTCTTTTCTTTTCAGTATTCATTAGTTGTTTCATAAATTTAGTACCATGTAGTACTGTTTCATCTAACCATAATTTCTGTCCACTTACTGATGTCATCTTTTCTTTCCTTTGTGTAGCCCGTGAGAGGCGTGTTGTTTTCCTTTCTTACTAGCTGCTCTTTTCTTTCGATTGGCGGCTGCTAGTTTCTTTTTACCTGCTGCGCTAGATTTTAAGTTAGCTATAGTCTTAGCAGGTGCATAGACTTCTCCAGTCTTAGATGACTTCTTGCCACTAGCGGTTCTCCATTTCTGTTTAGTCCACTTTTTTAAAGACTTTTG